GTCGACTTTGATGAAGACTTGAATTATGAGTGTGATGAAAGAACCAAATAGCTTCTTGATTTTAATTTCAACAAACTCGGGAAGATTATAGAGGAACTAACCTTCACCAAAAACAAGAATTCGTAATAGATTAATATTAAGGACACATTTCTTAAAACAGTGAATCTGGCTGGATAGGCAACTGATATTAGGGTCTTGCCGATTGTTGAACCATCAGGCAAAATAAGAGTTGCTACCATTAATTCTAGTGCTGTTTCTTGGTGTGCGAGAAGCATGACATCGTACCTTATGCCTTTCACAAAAAGGATAAAGGCCCTCCAATCGATTATGCGTAATAAAGCAACGACGCTTTATTCTACTAAATCTAACACTAAGCTTTATAGTGCCGATTTCTCAAAATCCACTGATCCAATCTCAATTCCCTTAGCTCGATTCGTTCTTAACGAACTTATCAAACATCTAGGAAAACCCACATGGTGGGACCAAGCAATGGACGCCGTGATATAAGAACACACATTGGTTCAATCAGGAATCCATGATGGCAAGATCACGAAGTGTGGAGCCCTAATGGGTCAAGGCCCTGGATGGACTGTCCTTTGTATTCTCAACGATTTCGCTGCGAATTATAAGAACAGTGTAGACTAAGCCTCATACCAAATATGTGGTGATGACTTAATCGGGTTGTGGACGAGTTAGCAGATAGAAAGATATAAATCAACCATATCTCTCTTAGGTCTGGAGCTTAACCACCGCAAATCATTCATATCAGAAACTCATGGTGTTTTCTGTGAACGCGCAATTCGTAAAGTAGAGATTAAAAACCTCTATGAACAAATGGACCGATTTATTATGAGGAAGGTATATATCAGCAAGGCAATAGGATTCCCGGAACTTAGGCTAGCACAAGCTTGTGGTATGCTTGCAACGGATAAAGGTTACCATCTCGATATCTTAGATGATCTTAGTAAGGTAACAGGACATCCAGTTCTAGTTAAAGCTGCTAAGCGTATTGCTTACAAACATAGAATTGGAGATAGACCTGGACTTCTCGTCGAAGGTGGAGCAGGCTTTAAACCAAACAATGGTTCTAAAACTACCCACATTGACGTGATGAACTATCTATTACATGGTCCCATCCTACTCACTAAAGGGGATCGATCATAGAGATATAGAGATTTCCGTCGTCTAGTCGCTGAAGCTCCAGTAGATAAAAATGGTATTTCAAGATAAGACTGGTTGACCCGTGCTCTCTCTGAAGAGGATCTTGCTATACGATTGAAGGGAACCTTCAATCCAAAACAAAGCAAGTACTCTCCTAAGGAACTCAAGAAAGTCTTTAGTCAACGAGAGAAAAAGGTTAATTCACTCCTTAAACTCCATAAGTCTCCACTTAATCTACTCCTTTCATGCTACAGGAAGAAGCATCACTCCTATTGTCCGCTCACACAAAGTCTTTATTTGAAAGTTAGAAATCATGTGGCCCGTAAATAATATAACCGAGCCCTTTCCATACTCTAAAAGACGTGGGATATCAACGTAAAGATCTCCGAAGAAGAATTCTAAGAAGCATACAAGGTTCAGGACCGTTTTTCCGCATCCCTTAAGTATCTCCCTGCGAGATAAAGCACATAACAACTCTAGACTATTGATGATCCAATTAGACACCGAAAGGTTCCAGTTAAGGATTAATCTGCATTTGATTAATCCATTGTCTAATAATTAAGATCTGGGGACTCAACAGCTAATTGAGGA